TGATGATTTCAGGCAGAGCATCTATCAGTTTTGGAAGCGCATTTAGTAAACCCTCCGCCAAACCCTGGATAATAGCAAAGGCCGCCTCAAGGATTTGATCCATGCTATCTAAAAGCCCTTGTACAATTGTGATGATTGCTTCTATGGCCGCAGGGATAAGTTCCGGCAAGGCCGAACCAAGCCCCATAGCAAGGGCAGTTATGAGTTGTACTGCGGCATCAATCAAAAGGGGCAGGTTTTCGATTAATGCTCCTACAATGGTCATAACAGCGTCCACTGCGGCAGGTATTAGTTCGGGTAACAAGGTCAAAATTGTTTCTAAAACTTGTGTAAATAGATCCACAACAGTTGAAAGTAGAGTCGGGAGCAGATCACCGATTGCCTTTAGTATGCCGTCAAGAGCAGGAGGCAGTGCCTTTACGATATTTTCAATGACCGGCACAATATTTTTTACTACGTGCTGAAAAGCCTCGACCACGTTTCCGATTAAAAGCTCTATATCCGCATCAGCATTGCCAAGTCCCGCCATGAGGTTTCCAATGGCAGATTGCATACCTGAGATAGAGCCGGTGATGGTTTCTGTGGCTTCAAGTGCTGTTGTTCCTGTGATGCCCATTTCCGTCTGGATGACATGGATAGCTTCGGTTAAATCTGAAAACGAGGAAAGGTCATACTTGATTCCAGAGATTTTCTCGGCATCAGCGAGTAGTCTTTCCATTTCAGATTTCGTACCGCCATATCCCAGTTTTAGGTTGTCCAGCATGGTGTAATTCTGCTTTGCGAAACCTTGATAAGCATTTTGTATGGAGGAAATATCCGTACCCATCTTATTTGCGTTATCAGCCATATCAGTAATGGCCATGTCCGCAACTTGTGCAGCCTTTGCAGTATCTCCTTCCAAAGACTGAATCAGGCTTGCAGAAAAACCTGTTACTGTTTCCATGTATTCATTGGCAGACATACCTGCAGTTTTGAAGGCATTGTCGGCATACCTTTGTACGGTCTCAGAGGCTTCACCAAAGAGTGTATCCACACCGCCTACCAGTTGCTCATAATCTGCATATGCCGCTATGACTTCTTTGCCTAGCTTGAAAGCAGCTGCTCCGGCTGCAACTGCTACTGCGCCAAGTGCTGCACCAACGCCCTTTAAAACACCACCCAGCTTTTCAAATTTACCGCCTGATTTTTCGGCTTCTTCGCCGGTTTCTTTCAGCTCATCACCAAGGTCATCTGCGCTATCTGCTGTTTCATCTAACTCTTTTTCCATGCCATTAAGCTCAGCCTTGGCATTGTTTAGCTGGATGGCCCAGTTCTGAGTCCGGCGGTCATTTTCACCAAAACTATCAGCAGCATTTTTCAGGGCGGCTTCAAGAGTAGAAATTTTATCTTTTTGGGCATCTATTGCTTTATTTAATACTACATTTCTTGCCGCAACTGCCGCTACGGATTTATCCTGTTTATCAAACTCAGAGGAGACTAGCTTCATCTCACTTCCGAGGACCTTAAAAGACTGGTTGATATCTCTTAGAGCGTTCTTAAATTCCTTTTCGCCTTCAATTCCAATTTTGAGTCCAAAATTATCCGCCATGAAACCGCCTCCTCTCTAAAAAAGTCCGCTTGGAATAATTTCATCAATCCCATACTCACGTTTTGGTTTTGACAGACCATGAAACTGCTTATATATTTCCCACTGGTCTAAAAGATGGCCAAGGGGCATAAGCCAAACCTCAGACTCCGCCCGACCAAGCAGGCTCGTTCCATAAAAAATCAGTCGGGCAAAGGATTCTTCATCGCTTACCCGACCTGTGAGTTTTTTGGCTCAGTACCTCCTGAGGCACTATCCTCTTCACTTTCTACATGGCGTTTTGTGCCTTTATACATGGCATCCATAATGGCATTTTTATATTCTCCAAGTTCAAGAGGAGAGGTTAAAAGTTCAACAGTTTCTTCCGTGAGTAGCTCCTGCTTTTTATCCGGATTTTGAAGGTTGTAAATTAAGACTGACTGATTTGCAAGCAGTGTAATTAGCCAGACAATTTCATCAAGGGCCATCTCGAAGTTTTCCGACTTCATCAGTTTTTCGCCCAAATTAGAAAGACCGCCATATCTTTTGGCGATCTCTTTGGTAGCTTTGGTGGTAAGGAGCATTTCGTATTCTTTTTCACCAATTTTTATAAGGGCACTTCTTTCATTAGCCATTTTTATTCACCTCCGGGAGAAGCTGCAAATAGTGGTTCATAAACCTGGGTATACCAGCTTGTAATAACAGATGTTGGTAAACTGGTGTCATCTTCATTTGCTTCTGCTTTCCATGGGTGTTTACCATTTCCGTCAACCTTGTTTCTCCTAAGAACAGTACCCTCAATGGTTGGGGTGGAGAAGGTAATGCTGTCACCTTTGGTTGCAAGATTAGCAGCAGGTATTCCAAACACCACACGATAAAGCCAAAAGTATCTGTATTTTCCGTTAGCCTTTTTTGCTCTAAAGCCAACAGCAACAGGAGAGCCGCCATCCTCACTTCCTGAAATCACTACATGGTTATCGTCAATTTTAGCCCCGGTCAAATCTTCGGCAGCAGTGGTACCGATATCATCAATTCCGAGGGAGAGTTTGCCGCTTTTGAATTCCTTCACAATTTCAGCAGGTCCATCATCAGCATAAAGGGTGGCTTCCGCGAGTTCGACAGATAAATCTGCCTTTATAGCCTTAGCCAGTTGAACAGGAGTACCGTAGGTTTCCTCGCCATTAGTACCCTCTGTGATTTTTGCATAATAGAGCTTATCAAGCCCAATAGTAGCCATAAGTTATTCCTCCATTTCATAATGTTTTGCCACATCAATTAAGTAGTGGTGATAGCCGGTGTCATTTTCATGACCTATATACCGGCGATCTGTTATAGTAAATTCAGCTAAAAGGAGAGCGGAGGTAATCTGGTTCTTTCGTTTGATGTAATTTCCTTTGGAATAAAGAGATATTCGAACCTCAGGCACATCAATAAGCGGTGCGTTGTCACCAAACAGGGTGAATACGTCTGCCATAGGTGTAAGAACAAGGTATTCATCGGGTGGAACATCGCTAAATATTCCAGTCTCCACCGGAAGGAGAGAAGATAGCAGTGTATTTAGTTCCTCTAAGACGCTCATATACGCTCCACCTCCTCATCAAGCTTATTCTTCATTGCCTGGATAGCGGCTGCTTTATTCTGGGACTTGGCAGGCTTCATAAAAGGTTTTGGCGGCTGACCATGTTTGCCGTATTCCAAAACCCCTGCAATCATGGCATTACTTTTACCGCCTGAGCGGGGTTCTGAAAACCCTACTTTAACATTAAAGTTCCCATTTCTATCCTGCCTTGCAGAAGATACGCCAAGGGATGAAACAAGCTCGCCTGTAGAGCGACTTTCCACTTTTGTGCCTTTGCCAATAACAGATGAGAGATTGCTTTTTGCCTTAGCAAGTACAACCTCACCGCCGGCCTCCAGGACCTTAGGCAGGATTTCATCTGTCCTTTCAGCAAGCCTAGATAACTTTAGAAGAAACTCCTCCGGCATTTTAATTTCACTTTTTGCCATCATTTCACCGACCCTTCAATCTTTTCAGCCAAGACCTCCACATACATTCCGCGCCCTTTCATGTTCTCAACGCTGATAATGTTATATCTGCCATCTTCATCCGAAATAAAATGAGAGGTTGAAAGGGTAAGTGCCGGAACGCTGCGAAAACGGAACATAGTATTTACACTTGAAAAAGCTGCGTTTCCAACAATCCGCTCCCATTTGGCAGTGGTATTTCTTACTTCCTTATATGCCCTTATTGATGCAAGGATCTGATCACCCTTAGTGACAAAGCCTTCCGCATCCTTTATGGGTTCTGCCCCGATAATGTCAATAAAAGTATTCATTTTTCCATAGCTCATAATTACACCTTCCATTCTCGGTCAAGGCGCAGTAACAAGTTGACTGTGTTCCAGACCTGCGCTCCCGCCTGTACATTATCAGCAAAAAAGCCGCCCGTACTGCCATCCCTTGATTCGTAAAAGTGGGATGACAGCATTATAACAGCTTGCTCTGTGGTAGGCGGTATGATATTTGCGCTGTAATAGTTTTCTGGAAGATGCTGATAGCTTTCAGCATAACTTACTGCAGCGGCGATGAGCCGAAGGAGCAGAGCATCATCTTCGCCGTGTTGTAGTATCAGATTTTCTTTTACCTTAGGTAGTAATTCTTCCGGTGTCATCGCCGCTCACCTCCATTATTCGTCTGCTTCCATTAAGCCTGCAGCTTTAAGTTTTGTTAGCAGAGCATTAAAATCTACAAGAAGTGTTGAAACATCCTCAGCAGTGCTTTCAACCTGGTTGGCTGCAACAGGATAAGTCTGTACATAAAGCTTACCGTCGCTACCAATCTTCGCTGGGACTGTTTCTGATTCAGTTTTAGCAGCTGCTTTGATTCCACCAAGAGTAGTTTCAGTTGCAAGAGAAATTTGAGAAGAAGGGAGTCCTGTTACGGTAGCTCCCTCCTTAATCTCTAACGTTCCACCAATGACGGTTTTATCGCCACCTTGTTCGGTGTAGTTTTTTGTATT